CTAAAACCCCGGATCTCGACAAATTGACGAGATCGGTCGGGGATAGCCTGGGAGAGGCAGTTGCGCAGGTTTTGCTGCTCAACGATGCATCCATCGTTTCAATTCACGCAATTAAAAGGTATCAAACAGATGACTTCCTCGGTGCCATCATCACCGTCACAGCTCTTGATTGAAGCCCTGGTGCAGTTTCACAAAACTGTCCCGGCAATCAGCAAGACAGCAAATGCGCAGTACGGCAAGTTTGCTGACCTTGAGACTGTGCTTTCAACTGTCACGCCTCATCTGATCAAAAACGGTCTTGTGATTTCACAGACGTTTGAGCCGAGTGAAGGCGTTGACCCAATCCTTGTGACGCGTCTGCTGCACGTCAGCGGCGCTGAGCTTGTGAGCCGACTGCCGATGATTATTGGCAAAAACAGGAATCCACTTCATGACTTTGGTGGATCCTGCACCTACCTCAAAAGGTATGCCTTGCTTGCCTTGCTCGGCCTGACGGCTGACATGGACATGGATGGTGATTTTGCTGATGACAAGCCTGCAGCAAAGGTCGAGCATCAACAGACCAAAGCCATCCCAGGCATCCCTCCGGAGGAAATGAAGCTTGAGACGCCTGAACTCAATGCTCTCATCGATAAGATGAAGAAATTGAGCGATGGCAAAAAAGAGAAACTAGCTACGTCGTTCTGTGTTGCCTTTAAGTTAGGCGATCAGAAACTGTCAAGAGACACAATCACCAGGCGCAAGCATCAAACCTGGATTCAAGAGTGGTTAAAGGCCCATGCCTGAGGACGACAAGAAACGCGAACAGCAAGCTAAGGCAGATGCAAACCGCCGTTCAGGCCACTTTCAGGTGCGCCTTGACAGGCAGCTGTCTGCACAGCTCCAGCACTACGCAGAGCAACGCCATCACGGCGTAATCAACTCTGCACTGCAAACCATCATCTCTAAATTCTTCAACTGACCCATGTCTGACTTCAGCATCAACTTCGTTCAGTTCACTACTAAAGAAGAGAACAAGAGAACTGAGAAGAGCCCTGACGTGACCGGAAACATTGAGGTTCCGGCTGATGAGGTCAATGCTCTAATTTCCTACCTGCAAAACGCTGAGCGCGTGCTTGATTGGCAGGACAAGGAAGTGGTCAAGATCAGCCTTGCTGGTTGGAATCGCGAGATTAAGCAAGGCAAGAACCAAGGCGACCCTTTCTTGTCTGGCAAGCTGTCCTCGCCTTGGGTGCCCCAGGACAAGCCAGCGGCCAAGAGCAAGCCAGCAGCTGACAGCAATGCCTACGACTTTTAGGCTTGTGAAGAACGAGAGACTAGGAGCGCCGCCGCGCTCCTTTTTTATGAAGCCAACCATCAAGCAGGTCAACGAAAATGGGACCTTGCTTTGGGAAGTCTGCTCTGCAGGCATGGTTCGCAGATTCCGGTTTGATTGGCAGGCCAACTACCATTACGAGGCTGCAGTCAGGCTCTACAGGTCAAGACTGACTGGAAAGCAGGGCTAACCACTTGCGCATGGCATGCCATGTGTGTATATTGGATTTGTTCAGGGGGAGACCCCGCACCGGAAAGCATCATGAACTACTGGACACCTGAGCGTTGCAAGACCATCCCCACCTTGGTCTTGATGGACAACTCCCTTGAGATCTCTGCTCAAGGCGCTGTTTCAAAAAACCCCAGCATCCGCAAACGCAACGCTGAAATTGTCGAAATGATTCAAGCAGAGTTGCGCTCACGCTTCTGATCACACGGCCCCCGCAAGGGGGCTTTTTTAGTCCCAGCAGGCCAGCTTGGCGTCAAGCTCACCAATGCGGGTGACTGCTTGGCTAAGCAGCTTGCCTTGATGCCAGCTCTGCCGAACAAGGCCGGCGCAAAGCTGTTTCAACGCTTCCTCGTCCTCGCAGCTGTAGACCTCCCTAACGCTGCGTTCAACCTCAAGCTCTTCCTCAAGGCTTTGGTTGATGACCATCCAGTCAGCCCAGCCCATAGCCTTGAAGATTCTTATCAAGTCATGCCACGGAAGGCATGACTGTCAAGTGGTTGTTGTAATGACCTGTTTCGCGATAGCTGCGTATGGGCGGCGTCATCTTGAAAAAGATGATTTGACCAATCTTCAGGCCCGGATACAGCGGAAGCGGATGATGCAACCGCTCGTTCTTCAACTCCAGAGTCAGACGGCCTGAATATCCGTTATCTATCCAGCCGGCCAAGCAATGGTTGTAGCCCTCTCTGGCTCTGCTGGACTTAAGGGCAAATTGCGCGCTGATGTCATCGGGGATGTTGAACAGCTCAACTGTTTCAGCCAAGCAAAATTCACCAGGCTCCAGCAAAAACGGGTCTTCCTTTGTTCTGCCTGAGATGTCGATCCGCAGCAGCTCAGGGTCGCAGATGTTCTCAACCATTAGATGCAAGCCCAGCCGAACATCCAAGCTCGCTGGATTTAGAAGCTCTGAGTCAAACGGGGCAATCATTCCGCCTTTGCCGCAACGGGCTCTGATCTCCCAGTCACACAGAACCGTCATTCGCTGCTTTTAAGTGCAACCTATTGTGCCTCGACAAAAATGGCCCAGCCGCTCCTAGGGCCGCGATCTTGCCAACGTTGATGGAATGCAGCCTGCCGCACGCTGACGCGATAGCCAGAAAGCGCAGGATTGTGGCCGCCCTCCTCAATGTTTGGCAGCCCAGCCGGGTCAGTCATAAGCCAGCTCGGGTCTGAGGAATATCGCGATTGATAGCCGTGCAAGACCGACCAGTGACCGCAACTCTCATAGCCGCACATTGGCGGTTCCCCGCGCAGCATGTTGCCTTGATGCAACCAACCGACAAGGACAGGAATGCCAGCGTCGATGGCTTCCATCACGTCTTCTGCATCAGCATTGTCAACAAAGCGGACCTGTAGGCCCAGGCTCGTTAATGCCTCAACGTGAGCAAAGACAGAAGTGGTGTCGCCGTATCGCGCCCTAATTTGCTCGTACTCCTCCTGAGTGGCGACTTTTTTGTAATAGGCAGCGACCATGGCCGCGGCCGAAGTGAAACACTTACGTTCACCGCCGGGCAGATCAAGTTGTCGGAAGTATCGAGGCACATAAACCTCCTGGTCGATGCCACTTGCCTTCCACGCCTGAAACCAGGCAGCATCCTCTGACAATAATTCTGGGGGCATAGCATCCTCCAGCTGCTTAATGGCAGCCATGCGATGCGGCACGTCTGGTTTGTACCACTCAAAAAACGGCAGCAACGCGAGGCCCATGGCGATAACCAGCAGGGTCACTTGGATGATGCCGGACACGGTCTAGTGGTCAACTCTCGTGTCAGGCAGAAGCATTTCACGCACATGCTTGATCGCGAGGTCATCTAGGTCGTTGTCAGTTCTGGCAACAATTTTTTCCAACATCGCCACGATCAATTCCTTGAACGCCCGCGATTTCCACGCGGTCATCAACACAGGCTTGAGGATTAGAAGCATTGGCCTGGCCTAGTTACCCTTTAAGCGTAGCTCTGTTATCTCATGGCAGAAACTCAGCAGACCAAGACTGAAGAGCAAGAGGATCACAGCACTGGCTGGCTTGGTGACTTTGTACGCCTGACCATCATGATTTGGGCAATGGGTGTAATCACCGCCAACTACCTAGGCATTTTCAAGCAATCCATTGACGTGACCTTCAGCGCATCGCTGCTGAGTTCAACGGCAGCTAGCTACGGCCTTTCGGTAGGCCGTAACGGCCAGAAGAAGAAAGAAGAGAAGAGCGTTATCGTGGACAACAAAGACAACAAAGCTGGCATCAAATGATCCGCACACTTTTGGTATTGGGTGTCACATTGTCAGCCGCTTTGCCCGCCAAAGCGGACTTAACTCATCGACTGAGTAGCAGCGTTCAGTTAGATGTGGGAGGCGCTTCAACTCGTGCCATTCGCGTTGGCAACAGCTACTCAATCAGCGGTAACGGAATCGACACCAGCGTGACTTCAGGCGGGTCAACTACAAGTGACGCTCTCGGTGGACTCGGGGCAGCTACTAACGGCGTCAATGCAATCACAGTCCCAGACGTGACCCAAAAAACCGCTGGAAATTCTTTTACCTACAGCGTCAGCTACTCAGCCGGGGATACTGTGCCCACATCGGCCCCGACCGTTGGCGAGGTGCCAGCTTTTGGCGATGTGACCAGCACGGCCGCTGGCACCAATACCGGCCTCAGTGGGACCATCACAACGGCAGGCGCAATAACGATTTCGCCAGGCGCAGGCAACACAAGTGCAATCGGCCAAGTCATCAGTGAGCTGACAACCCGGTGAAACGGCTGATCATCCTGTTGCTGTTGCCGTCATCAGCAATGGCGGTCCCAGTCGTGCCCAACTTCAGCCAGGGCCTCGTCTCCTCCACGACACAGTCAAAAACTGTGGTGAAAGAAAGTATCCGCTCAGAATCGTTTAGGACTGGGTTCGAATATTCCGTTTCAGGCACCGGGGTTGAGCCCAAAAACGGTGTCGTGAACCCATCAGCCAGCGCCACTGCCCTCAATTTTTCTTCTCGGAGCAATTGGGTGCAGACAACGCCTGGCGCTGCTTTTCAGTTTGCTGAGACCTACCAAGGCCCTGGCCTGATTGAGCGGGTCAATATCGAGCGCGAGACCCTGATCGAGACCGTCATCGATTCCACAAGCACGTTTAGCCAATGAAAGCAGTTGCCGCAGCTGTTTCGCTCAGCTTTTTGTATTGCTTACCTGCCGCAAGTCAGGTGAGTGCAACTGCATCTCCGGTGAGTAATTCTTCAGGCTCCGTTGTCAATCAAGCGGTGCAAATTGTTCCTGGTCAATATATGAAATACGCAGTAGGCAGCGGCATTCAATGTGACGGAGCAACGCTAAACATCTCGCCCTTTGTGTCGTCTACGCATTCTTTTGGCAATCCAAACAATGAGTATTATCAAGAGCCTGTGTATGACAACAGCGATAACTTTGGCCTAATAGATCCAGAGACTGGCCTAGACGGCCCCGACGGAGTGCCTGACAATATCGGCCGCATTCTCTACTACAAACAGCAGAGGACAGGCTACCGCCAAAACTTCAGCAACAACTTTGGCATCACAGCCACCTTTTCAATCCCGCTGGACTGGGGGCCGATCAACCTCTGCAAGGACGCGCAACGCAAGCAAGTGGCGCTCTATGAACAAGCCTTGGCTGACAAGCGGCTTAACTACGAGATGGGGCGGCTAAAAGCATGCTCTGAGGCCCTGAAGGGTGGCTATGGGTTTGCCAAAACCTCACCGTTTTATTCCATCTGCGCTGATGTTGTCCTTAAGCCCGTGCCGACAGAACAGCACACGCACGAAATCATTTACCCAGAGCGCGCCTCAGATCGCGAATGGCTTGATTCCGGTGACGCTGAATCACCCGCCGCTGCTGTAAGGATTCCAGTTTCTCCTTACGGCCAAGCTTCTGATTGATCTTCTTGACGACCTTCTTCGTCAAAGGTTTGGCAAGCTTTTGCAGCACTGACGCAATGGGCTTGGCAAAGATCGCCACAGTCGTTGCAAACGCAGCAGTCAGCGCAATCGACACTGTTGGCCCTGCGTCAGGCACATAGTTATTGATGACCTGCCCAACAGGCACAGGATCCCAAAGCTTCACGCACTTGCCGTCTTGCAGCTCATAACCAGCAAGAACTTTGGTGGCTAGCTTGTTAAAACTTCCAAGGGCTTGGGCTCCAAAGGGTGGACACGGCGGATCTTTGGGCAACCTTAGAGTGTCGGGAATGCCGCCCGGCACTTGAGGGGATGCAACCTTGGCCGGAGTTGTCGCCTCCGGCTTTTTTATGTCTGCCTTTGGCGGCTCTACCCATGTGAAGTCTCTTGGCCTGTAATCCGGCGCTTCATAAACGGGCACAGCTCCAGTGCAGAGCGTCACATTGCCGCGTGGATCTTCCTCAAACGTTTCCACACCATTTCCGACAGCAATTCTGGCCCGCACACAGCCAGGCATATCAATGAGTGGGAATCGCGTAGACGTAACTGGCGGTGCTGCTGGTAAAACAGGTGGTGGAATCGGCCTACCAACAGAGATCATTGGGACGCCGATTGCTTTTACTCCGATCTCAGGAATCTCCGGCATGAAGTCAGAACGGTTTACAGCAGGTCAACTCTGGATTGAACGTAACCGCAGAAGAGAAGGGCCGCCCCTTGTTTACACCGTGATGTCAGGCAAATCAGCTAGGCCGTTTACAGATACAAAGGCCATTTTGAAGTGGGTCAAGTGGCCGAAAGGTACGCCTACAGGTGACGCGTTACGCGATTGGCTTGCGTCGTTTGAGCAAAAACCTCAAGCACCCGCGCCAGAACCGAACTTTGCTGAACGGATCAAGGCAGAAGGTTTCGGGCCTGAAGCTCATGACGACGATCCAACCGCCAACACCAAGATGATCACCTGATTTTTCCTGTGCTATAAAAGGCATACCGTGCTCTAGGACATTTGGGCCTAGGGAGCCTTCGGGCTAAGGGATCGAGGAACTAGCCAACCTCTGGTAACAAAACACGGTGCTTGCAAAAGCGGCAAAACCTGTGCCTTAGATACGGTCTAAGGGGTCTTTGGACTATAGGATCGGGGAACTAGCCAGCCCTTGGTAACAACCGCAGGTGCTCCAAAACGGCCAAAGACAATGGAGCGGCTATAGAGAACCCCGTCCTAGGCGGGGTTTTCTTGTGTCAAGGCAGCTTGAAAGGCACAGCTGGACCCGTAGTTGTCGGCAGTTCTGGCAAAGCCTCATCAATCTTGCCAGGCATCATGTTGGTCATGACCTTAGTCATCTCCAACGTCAGCTCGCTCATGTAATACTTCGTCAGCGATGGAATGCGGGTGTAGAGCAGCACCGATCCAACAACCATGCCAGCACTCATGGTGAATGCGGCCACTGACATCACATTGAAGAGCTTTTGCATGATGACCCTAGGTAAAACAAAAGGCCCCCTTTCGGGAGCCTGATGTCGGTCTGTGTGAGAAACCTGAGTTAGTTATAGCTCAGAAATTCCACTTGGCCCCCAATTTAGTCCCTACTGAAGGATCATCCTCTGCCGTAATGAAGCTCAGCTCGCCATAGATGCTGACATCTTCAGCAACTTGCACGCTGCCACCAACCTTGCCAGACAGTTCCATGTCAACGTCGCCACCTTCAGGAGAGACAATCGCTGGTCCTCCCTGCAGGTAGAAGCCATAGATGCCATCGCCACCCTCGTAGCCAACGTGCAAATCTGTGGTCGAGCCTTGATACCCGTCCTGGTATCCAGCGTTGTTTTCAACGTTCAGGTAGGTTCCTGCGAGAGCAGGAGATGCCAGCGCAGCTGCCGCAGAAGCGGCGACACCACTCACAAGAAAAGTTTTGAGCATGGGAAAGAGAATTAACGTTTTCCCTGGCCACGGTATCTCTTTTTTCCTCGTTTGGGGCGACTGTGCTTGCCAGCTCCCTGCGTGGTCCGTTTTGGTTTACCGACAACAAAGACATTTCCGCTAAGTGACTTCGCCATCAGTAGCCGTCAGTTGACTCCAGGTTCTGATACTTAAGAGCCAAGCCCGTGAATAGGCCGTGCTGCGGATGGCTGATCATGTCGCGGCCATCAAGGAAGAACAATTCTTCGAGCCATAACGTCCGAGCAGCCATCGCTTGTACGTCAGACGCCCCCGGCTTGGAGGCGATCATCGGGTCAGGTCGTTGCATCAATCAATAGGATCAGGCCAAGCGGTAGCCAGATTGGGGTTGGCAACCATCTCCCCATCTTGCTCAATCTGCGCGGCTCCGAATAGCAACTCTTTTAACGCTGCAACATCAGAGCAAGCGTCAATCTCAGCCTGGCGCGTGTTGCAGGCTGTGCGCACTGCAGCTCGATAGGTCTGCCATTTTTCAGGCATTGCAGTCTTTGCAGCACTAAAGCTGGTGTTGACCTCAAGCACTTTGACAACGCGCCAATCAGAAGGGGCAAGCAGACTGGCGGCAATGTCGTTCTGCTTTGCCTTCCACAGCGTTTTCAGGCCAGTTGTGGTGTTGCCATTGTCGTCGGTGACATCATCAAGCTGCTTCGGGTTGTCTACGCCCCAATAGAAACGTTGGTCATAGTTATTGCTGGTCTCGGCAACCCATGTGATGCCAAGCAACTCGCGGTCACGCTCGGTCGATAACCTCAAAAAATTCGCCGGACGTTGGATGCCATCTGGATCGGTCCAGGCAACGTCAAGTGGCAGTTTTGTTCCGTCAGCGAGCTGGTAGCCCATGGGATTAGAACGATGGTGTGAGTTTAACGAGCAAGCCCGCCATTGGCTTGGAACGGGTTTTCAGCAAATGCGGCGTAGATGTATGTTCCGCCAGAGGCATTAAAGTAAGCTGTAGTACCTCTTAGTTTCCACCCATTAGAAAGCTTGTCGAAACCGTAGACACTTGGCGATGCAGTTAGTTCAGCGTCAGAAAGGTTAGGCCATAGATATGTAGAGTCAGGATTGGTGGGAAAACGTTCTGCATCAAAAACAACCCAGTCTTGCGAGGAATCCGTGCGTTTGATTAGGAGGAATGCGGGACGGAAACCGGTATAAACAAACGGACCATCGGTAGAACCGTTGCCAGTGTACGAACCAAACGCGCTATAGCCTGCGACAGGTGCAAAGCAATAGGCAATAATGTTTTTGTCTACATTTTGATTTAAGCCTGAGTAAAAACCAAATACTGAAGACGTCGGGGCGGCACTTCCCCAAATGTTTGAAGCACTGGCAACAGCAGCATCAGAGTTAAGAAGCAAATACTGCGAGATACTTGTCTCTGACGAGTGATAAACTGTCCAGTTAGAACTTGTATCACGGTTTTTTAACAGCAAAAGACTTGGCGCTGCATTAAGTCCGTGTCCGATTGTTTTTGAGCCTGCTGATCCAGAATAAAAGCTGACAATACTAAACCCAGCAGACGCATTGGCGCGGACACTAGAAGTGATGCTGCCGTCAGTATTGCTGACCGTTGACGATCCAGCGTCCCATGCCCAAGCAACGTAAGAGCCTGAACTGGTGTTTGTATTCGCACTCGTTTGAACGGTAAATCCGTCTGAGGTAAAAGCAGACAGATGGTCAGTTTGAGTTGTTTCTGGGTGGCTAACGTTAGAAATAATGCGCTTATTTGCACCGCGAACAGTGTCAAACAAAACATGAAATCTTGTAGCGTTGCGCTGCTTAATCCATACCAAATCTGGGCTGAAACCTAGGCCAGTAATTGTTTGACCTGTACCATCTCCCGAATAGAGCTTGGCATCAAAATAATCCGAACCATCGGCAATTGTCGGGGTCGGGAGTGACGCGGTGTTTAGCGCCTTGTAACCACTTGGGGCGGCATGCTCAAACGCACGTTGACCAAAATTTGCTGTGATGTTTGATAATCTTTCTGCGCAAACAAAGTAATATGGCCCACTTGTTAGCCCAGTAAAAGCTGCTGTGCCACTGTTCATAACAGTGCCGTTTTTATAGACGTAAAGATTTCCATTGTCTGCATCAAAGGCACATCCAATAATGTCACCAGTTGTCCAACTAACACCGTAACTAGTTTCATTACCATCGTTGTACGCTTTGCCGTTATTGCTCCAAACAATGTAATCGCCGGCCCCACTTCCGACCCAATGGTTTCCACCGAAGCCATATGTTGTAATGTCATTCACAACGCCTACGTTTGAACGTGCAAGACTTCCGCCTGTAATTTCATGTTCAAAATACCATTTACCAGATGTCATTCCAATAGTTGAAATAGCTCTAATGCCATCGTTGTTTGTGCTGCCAAATCCATCATCAATGGCTACCTCAAGATTGCCGTTGCTAAAAGTACAGTCTCTCCCAACAGGAGTGATGCTGTTTAACGTCGCATAGTTTCCGCTGACTTCTCCGCCCGCACCAGTGTCTGACTGCGTGCCGTTTGTTGGTGAATCAAACAGAACATCGTTGCCTGAACCTGCAGTCGTGCTGATGTTGTTTGCAGTCCAATCGTTTTCGTTACCACTTGAGTCGTGGCCTACTGTTGACTCATTTTCAAAATCTAGTAAATGAAACCCGTTCGTTCCATATGTTCCGCTATAGGCTACAGCCTGCCATACGCCGTTATTGTCAAACGCCCCAAACGATGTGGGCTCTAGCTGTGAGCCATCAATAAAGTGCACATCCGCCAACATACCGTCTAAATAGCTATTGGCCTGCGTAGCTCTCCCGATGTTATGTGCGCCTGCAATGTTTATATTCCATTCTTCATTTTGGCTTGGATATGACGAAGATGACCAAGTCATCTCAACGCCATTTCTATACGCTTTAAGCCTATTACTTGCTGTTGATTGTGTGGTGTCAAGTGCAATAACCAGGTGAAAAAATGCACTGGGGTCACGATGAAGAGCGTTAGATTGAAAAGTAGCTCCAGCTTGTCCAGCCTGAGGAATAATGGCGAACTTTTGAGTAGAGCCGTAAAACGTTAAAAGCGTGTGATTGCTACTGCCTTGAGCCGAAAAAAGACAAGTAGTTCCAGTTCCTGTCCTCTTTAGCCACCCAGACCACGTCCATTTTTTGCGATTCCCAGCAGACGACGGAGTGCGGCTGAGGTACGCCGAATCTGCTGAATTAAAACGCAAGGATTTAGTCGGCCCTTCAACAGCCGCAGCCGCAGCGGCAGCAGTTGCCAGCAGAAGCGGATTCGCGTTTCCAGGAATCATGAGACGTTCAGGATTGCAGTTGCAGTGATGCGGCTTGTGCTCTCGCAGTAATACGCGATGACATCAACAGCACTGGCTGTTGTCGTCAGTGTAGGTGCAGTTCCACCTGCAAATTTGAAGTTGCTCCCGAAGCTCAACGTGCGGCTACCCGTGCCGTCTTGAGTGACAACAATCACACCAGACTGACCAGCCGTAATGTTGCTGGGATTAGCCAGCGTCCTGTTGCCCCCCAGTGTCACGCTGAAGTTGTTGTTGTCGTCAAAATCAGGCGTAATTGTGGCCCCATCAGTCAACGCCGTAATCGAACCACGAACACCACCAGTAACGGTTTGACCGTTGGTCGTTTCACTCAGCAGTAAGTAGCTGGCAAAGCCAAGGTTGCCGCTTGCGTCAGTTTTTAGCGCCTGGTTTGCCGTTCCATCAGCACTCGGCAGCGTGAAGGTTGTGTTGCTGGCAACAGTGGCAGGCGCCTGGAGCGCGATGTAGTTGCTGCTATCTGAATCAGCAAAACGCACATCAGACTGCGCGTTCAGCGTGATGTCGCCCGTAAACGTCGCACCAGACAAGCCAGCTAGGCCAAAGTTGGTTGCTGCCGTTCCAAGGGTGATGAACCCGTCATTGGCGGCATTGCGGATCTTCAGCGTTGCCGGTGTCGTGCTGGTGTCTAAAAACACCATGTGAGCAACTAGGTTGCTCGGTGCTGTCGATCCGCTGTTGAGCGTCTGGATCGCACCGAGGATGGAATTAAGCTCGGTTCTAAAATTCGCGCCGCTTTGGTTACTAAGACTGTAATCAGTGGATTGAGCCATCAGGTGATCTCCTTGCCGTGACCAACGGCTTGATAGTCGAAGTTCCTATCCACGATTGTACCTCCGGAATTTTTGAACGTAATAGTGAAGCCAGTCCTGCTGACACTGCTCAGCTCGAAGAAATCACCGCTCGCCATGTTGGTTGCTGTGATCGTGATGCTCGGCGTGCTGTAGAAGGCAGACGGGAAGGTGACGGCCTTAGCTGACGTGCCGCTGCTGATGTCGCGCTGCTGCTCTGTCCGACGTTGCAGGCTGACTGTCACACCCAAGGCTTGCACCACAGGATCCTGTGAGTCATTAGAGGTCTCCATTTCGACCTTGAATTGAAAACCACGCCCACGCTTGGTTGAGTTAGCAAACGGCTCCCAAGTGCCATAGGTAGGCGAAGCGCCGCTAGGGTCGTCGTTTGTGGAACGTGAGTACAGCTCAGCGTTAGTCTCTGACAGGTCGTCAGCATCAATGTCATTCCAGAGATCAATATTGTCTGACCGTGAATCCCAAAAGTCGTCTGGGTTGATTGATGTAATCTGTAGGTTGGCTAGCAGCTCAACGTCATAGACGGCACCCATGTCGAGCGTGTTGGCAAAGATATAGTTGCCAACTGACACCACGTTGCCAAAAAAGTCAATATTGGTGATGCTGTCAAAGTCTGTGATGTCGTCGATTTTGCCATCAGCCTCAAGGGTGATGCCTCCCTCATCAACACTGTTGAATGACTGCGAGAATGTGCCAGGGAAATTAGGGCTTTCGGTGTAGGTCTGAACAACCTCAAGATCTTGTGGCTGCGGTAAATCTACTTTGCTCGTCGGTATTGCTGTTAAGGGTGCATAGTTGCCAGCAGCATCTTTAGCTCGAATGAGATAGTGACCATCCTTTAGCGGCACAATCTTGCGTGTCGTGCTGCCATTGACAGCCGGAACAATCTTTTCCGACTGAGCCCACTTGATATCACCAGTCGTTCGTGGGTTATGGCGAATCTCAATCTTGCCACCTACCTTCACATCAAGGTCAGTCGATTCAGGCCAATGCAACTCAGCGGTGTGCTGGTCAATTGGTGTGATGTTGAGGCTTGCAATGTTGCTAGGCGGCGCAGTTTTACCAACTGCCGTAAACGTCAACGTTGCAGCAGGTGATCGCTTGCCTGTTGCCCCGATAGAAACGACTTCAATTTCATAGGTGCCAACCTTGCTGTTCAGCACCTCTAGGTCAACCGTTCTGGTGATTTCACGCTTAAAGTTGCCATCATTAACGCTAAAAGCTACCTCGTAGGAAGTAGCTTGATTCGCAGCCTGCCAGTTAATAATCAGCTTTTGCAGCACTGAGCCAGCGCTTTCGTAGAGAATTTCACTGCACTGCAGGTTGGTTGGCGCTTCTGGGGGATCGTTCAGGAGGGTGACAGGTCGCCGCTCAAGAATTTGATTGCGCTCAATGTGCGCATACTTATTGCTGTTGTACGCAGAAGCCGTGACGGTATAAGTACCACCGCTGTTTTCAGTGACAGAAACAACGCGCCAAGTGCTGAGATTTAGCTCGGCAAAACCGATTGAAAATGGTGCGCCTTGTGTAGGGGCAAGACTTAATGCAGAGCCAGGTGTGACAGTGTTGCCAACAATCGTTGAACCTGGGGCTTTGCCCAAGCTGCCATCAGGCAAAACGACATTGATCGTAAAACTAGAAGGCGCTGATCCGCCAAACAACTCAGTGTCACTTCCTTTTATCTTGATCGACGTTGTTGTTGAGCCAGCAATACAGCGACCAGAGACTGATTGCCCAGCTCGCACTGGATCGGCAATTTTAATTCGATCACCTGGCCGGACAGTAATGCCAGCGGCTATGTCAGTGTCAAAAGTAACAACCTCAGTCTCTTCGGAGTTTGTGTATAGCAACCACTCACCAAGTCTCCGCGCTTGGCCTTGACTCGTACAAGCAAACGCGTCGATAGACGTTTTTACATAACCAAACTTTTTGATCCCTGCTTCATCTTCAACCAGCTCGTACTGATACGAACGAACATCGTTGTCAAACCACTTGACTGAAACACAAGTGAATCGCGTTTTGCGACTAGAGCCTGAATATATAAAGCCAGCCTCCGTAACGTTTGATTGGTTAAAAATATACAGATAATCTTCTGGGCGGTCTTGCGAAAAAGCGAGCGTTCCGGCTTCCCAAAACGGCATTGCCCTGAAGACAGAGCACATCTGCCCAATTAACTTGTAGGCATCCTGCTGCGTCTGCAGCACAACATTGCAACTAAACCTTGGCTCAAGGCCACCATTCAAGTCATCAACTCGTTCGTTGCAATACTGGGAAGCCGCGTAAAAGCTGTAAATGTCTAGGTCTGCAGCAACAACATGGTTGCCGAGCCCGTAGCGTTTATTAACAAGGAGATCGTATAAACACCAGACGGGATCTGAAGTCCAAACCGCCGCACTCAAGGATCCATTAAAAGTGCCGCTGTATTGAATGTGGCCGTCAGACTGAACGGTTCCGTTGTGCGGGATTTGAACCTTTAGCCCACGAACGCGATATGAACGACGCGGTATTTGTGAAAACTGTTGTGCGTTAATCTTTAAGCCAAACAATGCGCTATTTGGATACCGCGTTCTGTAATTAACTTTTTCGGTGTAGTCATACCAGAAAAAGTCACTTTGCTCAGTAGTTTTTTCTTCCCCTGAAGGAGCGGCGTCATCGCTTATGCGCTTGACGCGAATAGCAATAGGGAAGTCACCGTTGACTTCAAATAAATGCTTTCTCTGAAAAAGGTCATTGGTTCGACCTTTTATCTGGAACGGGCCCGTGCTCGTAAAGGCACCACCAGCGTATGAAATTTCAATGTCATATTTAATTTTTGCTCCATCAACATCTCCATCTTTTTCAAATCTTTGAAGCGCTGGAGTTCCGACTGTAACGCGGAACTCAGTCACTTCTGTGTCTGTAATAGTGCGAGTTATAGGCGTTGCCTGAACAACTTGGACACCTACTTGAATTGTTACTTGGTTTAAAACGCCAAGATCTCTTATAGCGGCTTGATCTTGAGTTCCATAACGAAACTCATAAGCAGCGTCGGTTGTAACGTCGAAGTTGTAGTCAGAGGCTTGCGCATTTGCAGGATCTGCACCATCGCGCAACACCTGAGTGTTGTCAAAGAAAACATCTTTCAACGCCGCAACGTCATACGTTGCAGTGCCTCGTGTGTACTGGCTTGCCGACGGGAAGCCTTCAATTTCACCTTCGCCAAGCAAGTCAATGATTCTTGCTATCTGAGTTGAATCAAGATTATCTTTCGCAACGTCAGCAGATCCACCGCCACCTGCGGCAGATTTACCGCCGCCGCCGCCGCCGCCCGCTCCAGCAAGCCACTTGTCAGTCATATCAAATCTCCTCAGTATTCAGGGAAGCGGAAATTGTAATGCTGCCTGTAACAACTTCGCCGTAAATTACAGGGACAACAACGCCAGAACGTGCAACGTTTTGCACCCCGCTAAAGCTGAAATTTTGCCTTGGGTCAGAATCTGTTTCTATATCTGTTGAAGGCGTGGGGGTAAGCATTTGCGCAACGCCAGTCAAAATCAAGCCAACACCAATGTTGCCTAAAGCAGCAGCAACCGTAAGTCCGGTGGTTGCTGTGACACCAGAGGCCAAACCAAAGCCAGTCGCACCAAAAGCAAGAGAACTGCCGCCAGTCACAATCGCAGTAGCAACTAATGCTGCACCAATTATTGCTATACCAAGCCCACGATTGCTGTCGCCTCCTGCGCCACTAACAACAGGCACGATACGGATTGGCTCTTGTCCTGCTAGTGGATAACCAACGTATTCAGGGTGATCGCCTAAAGGCAGTTGATGCCTTCCAACAGAAACCATGTACTCGCCCTCGCTTAATACAGAGCGAAGACTCGGGAAATTGGCAAGCAAGAATTTGACAGCCTCGCCAGGGGTGCGTGCTACAGCCTTGAAGCTGCGCTGACCAAGGTGCTTCGCCAGCTTTCCGTAAACCTTGATCACACGCATCATCTCACTGCCCCCCTTGGTAACGGACGATGCGGCCGGTGTTCTTTTGATAATAGCCGCCCCAGATGTCTCGGCTAGACAGGCGACCCTTTACATGATGCAAAAGCCGTTGCTCACCCACATAAACGCCAACATGGTTTAACCCAGGCGAGTCGCCTAAACGCATGAACATCAAGTCACCTATCTCCGGCTGGCTGGTTTCTGCGTCAATAAAACCCGTCTCCTCAAAGCAACGCTCAAACATCGGGTCAGCATCGAACGCCATGTTGTCCCTGGGACGTTCCCAATCACGCAACTTGATGCCGCGCTCCTCCTGATACCAATCCCGCACCAACGTCCAGCAATCAGACACGCCCCAGACCCACTGACGGCCAATCAACGGAGCCTTGTAGCCATTGGGGTCAATGCTGCACCACGTTCCAGAACCTGGATTGCAGATGTACCAGCGCAACCCAGACTTCTCGCAACTCATGCGGTCTGCGTCACTAGCAATAGCCAATGACTTGGGATGGCTGTGGAAGACCGCCGTGATTTCTCCTGCTTCCTCAGCCTCGGCGTAATCATCTGGGCACAACAGAAAAAAATCGCCGTTGTCGGACAAGTTTTTGCAAGGCCAATAACGCTCACGCCCTTTAACTACAACCACAAGGCCACACGCCTCGCGAGGTGACTCCTCTAGTGCATGAGTGAGCGCGTCAGCCTTCCACTGCGTCATCCGATGTTGCGACCAAGCGACGGGAATGATCCGAACGGTAGTCCATTTGGATCATTATCAAAACGACGGTGGCAGCTACTCAAACGCTTGCCGCAAGTGTCTTCAGGAGGCAAGTTTGTAATTGTAGTAATCGTTGGCTCGTCAGCAATGTAAATACCGTTTAGATCAATATCAGTAGGGCCAAACGCAATAATTTTAAGCTTGCCGTTATTGTCTAGTTGAGCAATGTTGTTGTCGAAATTTCCTGTATTAGTAATTTGCACAGCAATGCCAACAGTGGTTAACACTCCTGAAGGTGTTTCACGAAAATCATTCCCGCTGCCAACGCTGACGTTTAAATTGACAGTTTCATTGCGGTTAAACAAACCTGTTGAGCTAACAAAAGTAACTGTTGGATCGTTCCAGTTGAAATCAAATCCGCTGAAGTGATCGTCTGGAAGTTCTGCAGCAACAAACGCAAGGTCTACCGTCAGCGTTCGCGCTCCTAATGTAAAAGTTTTCCGCACCGTACTTGTAGAAGAAAGCGATGCAGGAGCGCCATTGTTTATTTCGTGCCCAAACGCTCCACGTCGCCCTCCTTGGTGATTGACTGGGTAAAACCCGACAAAAGATATGGCTGACACTGTGCCTTTTAAATCAGTGTTGCTGCTATAAACGACTTCCCTGGTAACTGTGTTTTGCATGGCAAGATTGCCGTCAGTCTGCATCTCAAGGTGATAACTTCCGTCACCTTGAGGACTTCGCACGCCGTTTCCGTGATCCCAGACAGCAGTGCCAGCCTTGTCGTAAATAACAAGGTTGCCATCAGGCTGAACACGCAAGCGATACCAACCGTTTGCTGACACAAGTTGTTCGCCAGACACAAGCCGATTGCCTGCGGTTAGTTGGTTGTCACCAGTGTTGAACGGAATGTTTGGAGCAGCTTCAGTGACCTCAGAAACGTCGTTCTCTGTAAATTCAGGGCCTGTATAGCCACACTCCGGGCCGCGATAGGTCCA